GCCATTGGTTTACCTGTCATTGCAGTTTTGGATTCCTTCTTTTTAGGCTCTTCCTCTTCTTCTTTGACTTTTGCTTCCTTGACTTTTGCAGAATCTTCCCACATGGATGCAATGTACTTTGCAGCTTTCATTGCAAGAGTTTCTTCTTTAATTTCTTCTTTAAAAGACATAATATCATCATCTACTAATTTTAATTTTTTATTTGCCTTTTCAAGATTAGACTTACTACCACTAAGAGAGTATTCAGCATATCCATCACCTGGCTCATTGCTAACCTTTTTAACTTTGATACCCATTTTTTTAATATTAGCCATTAACTTCTTATCGTCATCTTCTAAGTCTAAAATAACTGTATCTTCATCAAGTTCAACTTCTTCTTTCTTAGTAGCCATTAATTTATCATGGTTGTCGATTGCATATTTGTCTGCATCTTCTTTATTGTCAAACTCTTTTGCAATACTACCGTCTGCATTGTATACACAAAACTTACCATCTTTTTCTTTAACATGGTCTGTAGGGTTCATTTCTTCTTTCTTCATTGCTTTAGAAACTGCCTTACGTCTTTTGTGCAAGAACTTATCAGAATCATCAACATCACCATCGTTGTCAATGTCTTTGTCTTTACGGTCAGCAAACTTCTTCTTTACTGCTTTAGGTTGAACTGCGTCCATACCATCACCGTCATCAGACTTGTCGTTTTTATTTGTTTCTGTTTTAAGAACTTCTTCAACGTCATATTGTTTACCACCGATAGTAAAGGTTTTCTCACCCTTTTCTTTTGCCATCTTTGCAGCGTGAATATAGTTATTTTCTTTTTGTTCTTTTTCTTTTTTAGATATTGCGATAGCAGCTTGTTGCGCTGGAGACATTGCCTCAAGCACAGCACTCTCAATACTACCTTTTTTAGTTTCAAGATACTTGGACATTTATTTCTCCTGTGCGTTTAGTTGGTTTATAGTTTCTTGTGCTTTTGCGATTTGCAATTGCAATTGTGCGATACGAGTTTTCTTCTTATCTTCTCGACCTTGGTCGACAGCTTTAGCGCCATCAGACTTCTGTGGTTCTTCCTCTTCAGAAATAACCTCTTCTTTGTACATGTTTAACTCATAGTTTTTACCAGTGTTGTAAACCTGTACTTGAATTCCCTTCTTACCATCTTTTGCTTTTAGACTGTAAGAATTAGTTTTACCATTTGATGGTTTCTTTGGCCCTGTCGCAACTTTATCATCAATCTCTTTAGGGTCAACTTCGATACCAAATTTCTTTTTTGCAAAATCATATGCATGTTTCATTGCAGATGAAAAGTCTTTGTGATATAGTTCGTAACCTGTAGATGACTTTGCTTCTTTGATGTCATCAATAGATGCACCCATATCACCGATAGCAAATGTTACTTTACCATCTCTTTTGTATAGGAACTTCTTAACTGACTTTTCATTACCTTTAGTAACAAGTGTGACTTTTTCTACTCTACCCTTGTTTACTGTATTCTTTGACTTAACGATATAATCAACAAAATCTTTTCCTTTACTGATTGTAGAACTAGTCTTGAGTTTGATTGTTTGTCCCTTTTTCAATTTGTCGAATATCTTATTCAACTTAGGGTCATCCATCTTCATCTCGTCAATTTCAATTTCTTCTACTTCAAAGCCTTCTAGGAAAACTTCTTCACCCATTTTAAGTTGTTTAACAACAACCTTTGCAACCTTTAACATATCACGATATGATTTATTAATCATACCAATGAATGCTTCTTTATCTCTTGGTTTTTGAATTCCGTCATGTGCTTTAAGTAATGCATCGACAAGTTTAGCATCAACCTTCTGTTTCTTTCCATCTTGGAATTCAATAGAAAAATTGCCTTTAGTGTCTTTTGCTTTACGCAATTGCACAATCATATTTTTCTTTGCAAGGTCTTTATCCTTGTCAGTTGCTTTCATATCATCTCTGTCAGCAGGGTCGATTCCTCTTCTCCCACCAGCACCGTGTCGCATTGCATCCCTACGAGCAGATGCTTCAGTCATTTCTTCGTCATCATCTTTAATCTCTGGGTCAAAATCCGTGTTCAGTCTTTTTAGAACTGCGGCAACCTGTTTGTGATTTGACAATCCCTTTTTGATTTTCTCAATAGTTTTTACTGCACCACTATAGTTACCACCTTTGTAACGTGGGTCGTTTGCAATGCCGATTGCCATTTTAATTTGTTTTGGTGAGAATCCTTCACGCACTTCTGCAAGGGATTCCATCATTGTTTTACTATACCTTGTCATATTACTTTTCCCTTATTTTAAGTAGTAGTTTACCACTTCCTTTTATTAAACGATGGTAAACCATCTTATTGATATGATATACTCTACCATGCTTCAGTTCCTCAGGCAGTTCATCGTCCATCTGCAACTTCCAGTTATATCCAGAAAGTACAGTGACCTCTCTGTCACTCTTATCACGATGCCAAATCAACTCATTGTCATCAACATCCTCTTTAAATTCTCTTAAAATGAGGTTAGTCTCAGTTCCTAAATCAGTATATGGATTTACCAAAAGAAGTTACCCCCACCAGATAAACCAAGTTGTTTTGCATATCTTGGGATATTACATGCCCAGTATCCTGCTGTGGTTTTATCTTTTTTGTTTGCACAATCATGTCTTGCAGCAAAAGATTTTCTTGCCTCTTTATCATTCAATTTTATTTTTAATCCAGATGTATCACCCCATGATACTTTCTTTACTTTGTCACCGTCTTTAACATAGACATAGTATTTCTTAGAACCACCGACCTTTGGTTTATTTAGTTCAACCTCTTTCCCTTGATACTCAGCTTCCATCATAGGACAGTCCAAAGGAACGTGTTCACCTTCATACATTGCATATTTACCAATGTCACCTTCTAGTAGTTCTTTATCAAACCCAACTGGATTTAACTCACCACTTTCATAAAGGCGTCTTTTTTCATTAAAAAATTCGTAGTACTTTTCTGAACCAACACGATATTGGTTAGATTCTATTAGACTAGATTCTGCACATTCGTTACAGCAATCTGGTGTACCGCATTTAGTGTGTTCCTTAAACGATACGATTCCTTGGCCTGGAGTCATTTTCTGCCTTTCTTCTCTAGAGGCATCAGTTCCAATTTCACGAGAATCTTCACTCTCTTCCTTCTTACCTTTTGCCTGTTTCCATAAATCTGCGTCAGCAGTTGTTCGTGTCTTACCACCTGTAAGAAACGAATTAACTCTTGCGAATGCCCATTGCTGTGGTGTAGTGCCTGGGCGATGTCCTGTTTTCCATGCAGCCATTCCTCTGTCGTAAACCTTTTTTAGAATACCATAAGGAATACCAGACTTTTCTGCTTTGGTAACAAGTCCGTCAATCTTTTCATCTAATTGAAATTCTTCTTTAGGAACACAGTTGGGAACAGTCTTACCGTTCTTTGTTTTTGTACCAACTTGTTTATGTGTATCCCAACATGGGCCGTCCTCATTCTTACTCAAGAATGCAGCGATTGCCATCTTCTTTCGTTTCTCTTGAGACTTACCCTTAAATTGTGGTGCATCAGAATCTTTGAAGTCATCAATGTAATCCCCCATATCAGAGTTCTTACCCAACTTCTCTCCGTACATCTTCTTAAATTTGTTTGTGTGTTTTGATGGTTTAGTATCTGCTTTTGCATCGCCTGGAGCAGGGCCATCCTTTTTCTTTGCAAAGTGTGCCGCACGTTTTTGTTTAGTAGATTTAGACATTTCATCACCATCAGCATCTTTTGCATAATACTTTGCTGGTTCTGTACCTTTTCTGTCTTTAATATCTTTATCTTGTTTTACTTCATACAACCACTTCTTGTGTAATGTTCCATCTTGTTCTGCAAAGGTAATATAGTTAGTTCCTCTACGAACAACCTTACCAGAAATACCTGTGTAATTATCTTCTACAAGGTCACCGATTGCAAATAGTTTGCCTTCTACATATAAGTCACGAACAACATCTTCATCAGTCATTACATTTGTTCTAGGAACAAAAGACTCACGAACACCCATGTACTTACGAACATCTTTAAATAGAGACATTCCCTGTCTGAAATTAGATGGTAGTCCAAGTTTGAACTGGTCAAAATCATTTGCAACTGCAGCTGCTCTCATCTTAGATGCAGACATTCCAGTAACACCTTCTGCATCTGGGTCTCTTTCGCCCGCAGATACAACTTGAATATTATCGAAACCGTAGTAACCGTGTCTTGCTTCAGTTCCATTGTATTTGTTTAGTAATGTCTCAAACTCTGAAACTCTGTCAGAACCTACAACCATTACAATTGATTTGTGTCCTTTGTTGTGTAGTGTAACTGCAATCTCAAATACGTTTCTTGCTTTATCTACAACTAAGTTCCTTGCATGTTTCGGGAACATCTTTTTCATGTATGCAAGTTTCTTTGCATATGGTAAAGGGTCTTTCTTTGCGTTCTCTGAATGAGATGCAAAAATATAATATGGAGCAGAGTTTTTCTTTGCTTGTTTAGCAACTGCTTCCATTAATTTTTCATGTCCAGTAGTCGGGGGATTAAATCTGCCAAAAGTAAATACAGCAGTATCACCACGAGCTTCTATAATTTCAGAAAACTTCTTCATTTATCTCCACCCTGTCTGATTTTTTTCAATCTTTCTAATTCTTGTTTTTTAAGTTTAACCATCATCTTTTTTGCAATCTTTTGAATCGCAGCACCCTTCTTTGCAACAATACGATTATCAATCTCTACTCTTGCAGCAGGTGGCAATTGCATATACTTCGCTGGACTTAACCCAGCAAACTTTTGAAGTATAACTGCCTTTGCAGCTTTCAATGCACGTTTGTGTAACATCTCTGGGGTTGCAAGTTTCTTTTTCTTTCGTGCAACCTTTGCCTTGAACGCAGATGACTTTGCCATCTTCGCCATTCTTCTTCCCATCGCTCTTCTTTGAGCCATAGAAACTGCTTTTCTTTCTACTAGTTCAGATGTTAGTTCACTAAATTTCTTCATCTATCCCACGCCTTAATTGCAGTAAAGTTATTAAAACTAAATTCCATTCTGTCTACCAATTTTACTGCATTACCACTTACTCTGTCAATGGCAACAAATCCCTCTGGATTAACGACTTTAAAACCATTTGCAGTTCTAATGAATGTATCAGTTAATTGCTTAACACTATTTAGTTTCTTAACGATGCCCATCTTTGCTTCGATTAGATAGTTCTGAAACAAGATAACCTGTTCTAAATTCTTTGTATGTTTCTTTAGTTCTCGTAACATCTCTTTCTTTTCATTCTCAACCTTTTGTTGAGACTTCTCTGTTTTGAGACTTTTAATTCTTTTATCGTATACATCAGATACCCACTTCTCATATCCTTTTGCATGTGCTTTAGGATTGTTAATAGGTTTACCCTGTCTTACTTTACTATTGTAATATGTCTTTAATGATGCACCAGCAATGTTACCTGTAAACTTAGATTGAATATTTAAGAACTTATTTAACATACCAGAGTTAATCTTTTGGAAGGTTTTACCAGCACCAGATAAAGATTTAGTAACTGCTTCTGTTTCTTTCTCAGTCATTGTTGCTTTACCAGCAACGTCTTTATAAGTTGCGTCATCCATCCATACAGATGTTGGTTTAGATAATCCTTTAATATCTACACCGAATGATGCCTTCATATCTTGAAGTGCGCTACCAGTATAAGTTGTATGCCATACAATTCCGATTTTAGATGCTTTAATCTGTTTACCAAAATCACTATCAATAGGAACAGCATAAACAATTGTATTAGGTTGGAATGTATAATACTTCACTCCATCAATAGTATCTGTTTCAATATCATCTGTCCACATCAAGTCTCCTTGAAGTACACCTTTAATACCCAACTTAGAAAATTCTGCAAGTGCAACTTTAAACTTACTATTCAGTGAACCAGATAGTCCATCGTCATCAATCTCTTTTGCTGTCTTGTATAATTTTGGTGTTGCATTAAATACTGATTTCTTTGCAACGAAAAACTTATCATCTGCTGGGTCGATACCAGCAAAGATTGCTGGAGCGCCGTCCCATTTAACTGTCATGTTTACAGATGAACGTGATGCACCTGCCAACATATCTCTAAGGGAACGAACAAAGTTAATTGCAGCTCTACCGCCTGACACACCAAAGTTGAGTATTTCATCTTCGATATGTTCTAGGTGTAAATTCTTTCCACCCTTATCTTCATTTAAATGTTGTGAGAATGAAATCATTTAGCAAGTCCGTTATATTTAACTGCAAGTCCTGTAGGGAATTGTCCAAGTTTCTTTACACCAGCATGTCCAGATTTATTTGAACGTATTGACATTTTCATTGTAAGACTATCATCTCCAGATTGCAAGACAATAAACCAATTTTGTTTAGACTTTGGTGATGAAACTGCTTTAACAAATTTAACTTGTGGTAGGAATACTCCTACTGCATCCCTATCTGTTACTTCTTCATATGAATTACCAACTGCTTTAATAACAATAGTAGGAACATCTGGTGCATCTCTTAAAATTTCTTCTTTAATATATTTGAGTGTTGTATTCTTATTCTTATTAAATAAGTCAACAATACCTTTTCTCATAATTTCTAACATTACATCGTAATCTTTTTCATAAGAACGATTGTTTGCTTTGTCATAATCTTTTAGAGTTTTCTCAGTTTTTCTTCTATCTTTGTGTCTACCATTTACACCACCGTCAAAAGAATCAAGTGATGGCATGCCACCAATCTTAGAGTATACTTGTGTGTATGAAAGTTTTCGTAATGCATCTAATGCTTTAGTTTGTCCCATTGCAGTAAATACTGGTCTTACATATGTGTTAAGTTGTGGTTCAGAAGTTTTCTTACCACCAGCCTTTAAACTAACACCTAAAATTTTGTTATCTTTGTATTTGATAAACATATCGCCTGGATGTGATTTAGGAACACCAGCTGGTTTTGCACGATATCCCCAATAAACATTTTGTATTTGTTTATCATTATGTTGGTCTTTAATAAACTGCAATATTGCCATTGCATTATTCATCTTGTCCTCAAACTTAGTTGAGGTATCTGCTTTATTAATTGTTTCTCGTGCAGCAACTGTATCTTTTGAATCGACACACGCAAGTTTTCTAGTATCAACAGTCATTAACCATTGATGAAAGTCTTGTATATTTTGGGGAGTGTATCCTAGTTCAAA